AGTAGAGATCGCCCGGTGCAAACGAGCGCATGGTGGATCCTGTCGTGGCAGGCGGGGGAGGCGTGAGCGCCGCTGCGACGTCATTGGCGGCATCGATTGCCTCCCTGAGATGCTTTCCCGGTTTCCAGCCGTTGTTCTGCGCGTGGTGCCAGAGTGTGCCTTGCGTAAAATCTTGGAGTCGGTGGATGAACTTCTTTGCATATTCGCCCTCCTCGACTTCCGGCCATGCGCCTTGGAGGATCTCGGTGGCATCCTGCCCGAATGTATTCCATGCCGCACTGCAGATCTCAATCCAATCCTGATAATCCGGGCGCGGGATGCAGTCGATCATCTCCTGCAGGTCGTCGAGCGACAGATTGATGGATGTATCGTGCAGGAGCATGCGCCCGTCGGCAGTGATGGTGGTCGCTGCCCGGCGGATCCGAGTGGGGGAGGGTGCCTGCCACTCGGCGCTGACCTCTGCCCGGCGACGGGCGGATAGCTCGAGCACCTCGGGTGCATCAGCCGGGAGTGGCTCGAACAATGCGGTGCGTGACTGGTCGATCCATGCGTCGGAGTCGTATGAGAGGAAGCAAAGTCGCACCGGATCCTTGCACGACTTGTCGATGGTGATGCTGTGCTCGGTGGCGAAGTGCCGCTCGACTGCGAGAAACGACGCCTTGTGCTGGGTGGCATCTGGGTGGATGCGGGCGATGCCTTTGATGCCATTGCCGGAGGGAGAGATGAACACGGCAACGATGCGTTGGTCAGCGATGAGCACCTGCCGGATGTCGGAGAGCGTGAGTTCTGGGTTGTCCTTGCCATCGATATCGACCTGCAAGAAGCCGGAGTGGACAAATCGATTGTCGCTGACCGCTGATTTCCGCAGTCCAGTGACAGTGCCTGACAGAGACACTGCCGGGAGTGCTTTTTTTGCGAGCGCCGCCGCCTTTGTATCCCCGGCGGCACAGAATTCACGCACCTGATTCATGGGTGCTGCAAAATCTCCGATACGGATCGCCTCGAGGATTTGGTCGAGGGTTGTGGTGGACCGGGCCTCGCGGGCCTCGGCGTTTTCGTAGTAGTCAATGAGGGGTGCGGGTGTCGCAGGTGGTGCGGCCAGTTGTTTGGCTCGCTGCCGGGCGATGATTTCGGCGATGGTCGGTTTGCTCATGGTCGGTTAGGTGCGCTCGAGGCGGGGAAAACGCATACTGGCAGCGGGGAGGGACTTCAAGCGTTTTCTAATGTTGTTTTTATTGAGGTGATTATTAGGTCAATTGATCGGCTTAAAAATATTTTCATTATTAGGTAAAATAAATTTGACGCCCGAAGGATGATCTGCAATTCTCTCCCCGTCGCCACTGACGGCGACCGAACCAAACGCACCAATGACCACTACCGCAAAAATCACTCGCAAAACACTCCGCCTTTTGAGTGACTCAAAAGGATTCATCTGCAAGCCCGGGCAAACAACTGCCAAGCTTCGGATCACCTCGGACGGCACGATCTTTCGTGCTGACACAGACCTTGGTATTTGCCGGGCAATGTCCGTTTCTGAAGCAGCAAAAACTCTTGGTCTTTAATTCGATGACAACGACCTACCTCACAGAAAGCCAGATGGAAAACCTGATGACCGAATGCCGGAATCTCCGCAAGGGTCACAAGCTTTCACTTGGCCGCCGCCCATACACCGTGATCGTTGACGGTGAGCATTATCATTTCAGCACTACAGCCAGCCTGCGCAAATTCCTGTCCTGCTGCGTTTTTCCCGAAGACTTCCGCACCTTCCGCAATGCTGACAAGGGAGTCACCATCAACCTCGACTAAACCATGAACCCAGAAATCGAACGCGCCATGCGCGAAGTATTAGAGGCGTGGGAGATGCCGGACAGTCCTGAGGCACTTGTTGCTGCGATCTACCAAATGAAGCGGATCTACATGGCAGAGGTGATCAAAGATCTCAACAAGCCAGTCCGCAAATCACGAAAGCTCATCAAAGCCTAACCACTCACCGGAGGTTCGATCCCTCCGCATCATTTACACTTATGAAACTCCTCAAACTCATCAAGAACCCGCCTGATTGGCTTGCGCTCATCATGCTCACGGTAGGCATCGTTGCCTACCTCATCTCCCTCGGTGTAATCCGAAACCTGATTCACCAATGATCATCGTCAACAGCGGGCAGGTGCCAGTAACCTCGGATGGCAGGGTGAACTGGAAGGAATATTTCGTGACTCACGCCAAAGTGGGCGACGAGTTCATCGTCCCGAAGACAATGCGCAGCGGGATCCAGCGGCAGGCGCAGGACTGCGGGTTTTGCGCCCAGTCAAATACGGTCGATGAGCTGTCGATCCGCATAACGGTGCTCGAGCGCAAAACCGTGACGCGCAAAATAATTTCTGCACTCAGCACTCTCACCGAGAGACAACTGGTGCAAATCCATGCGGGATGCGTGCAGGCAAAAATACTGCCTCCGCTATACTAATTTCGGCCAAAAGGCCCGGAACACAAAACAACAACAACAGCAACAAACGTATATGAAACTAAGCGAAAAAAAATCAGGTGGCGAATTCACTCCGCACCCAGAGACTGAAGGTGTCGTAAAAGCCGTCATCGTCGATCTCACCCCGGTGAAAATGCGGACCACCAAATTCGGCGAACGCGAAGAATTTCGCGTCGTGTATGAGACCGAGGTTGAAAACGACGAGGGCCGCCGCTACTGCGTGTGGTCTCGCGGGTATACCCCGTCGCTCAACGAGAAGGCGACTTTCCGCAAGGATTTGAAGAAAATCCTTGGTCGCGACCTGACGCAACTTGAGCGGGATGAATTCGATACCGAGGGTCTCATTGGCACTCCGGTCTCGCTCATGGTTCATCACGAGCAAGGCGAGAGCGGGCAAACATATTGCACGATCAGCTTCATCGGGCCTCACAAGAGCGGGGACCCAATCGTGTCATCCGGCAACTACAAGCGCGTCAAGGACCGCGATCTTGCACCGGGTGCCACTGGAACAGGCGAGCAAGCAGGCTACAAGAAGGCACCTGCCGCAAAAGAGGAGGAAGGTCGCCTCGACTGGCAGAAGGTCAAAGTGCATGTCGGCGCTCACGCCGGAGTTGACCTCGGTGACCTCGCCGAGGAGGCCGTGAAGGCGCTCATCAAGAACTGGCTGCCAATCGGTCAGGCACTGCCGAAACCGCTCAAAGCAGACCGCGAGTTAATTGCAGCGCTGTTGGAAGTTAAGGGCTACCTCGACGAGGAAGCGCCTGCCGCCGACTACTGAGAAATCAAATCGAAACGGTGATCGATTACTAGCACCGTGACACCTCGGAGAGACGGGGGATTCAAACCGAAAATCTGATGACACTAGCAGAAAAAATTGCCGCACGCAAAGCAGAGCGTGCCGCCGCACAACCTACCACATTACCAACGCCGGGAAAGCCCCGGGGATTGGTGCTATCCTCCAAGGCACCGGAATTGCCGATTCGACCACCGACTCCGGCACCAGAATCCGACGAACGGTCGCTGGGACTGACGCAGGGGCAGGCAATCGACATGACTCCGGTGGATGCGTTGCCACAGACGAGGACATGGCACCAAGCACTAAACGCATTCGAGAGCGAGTTGGTTGTGACCAACGATCCGTTGGATCCGACTCACTCATGGCTAGCAGTATTCCCGAAAGGGGTTGGGTATGTGCCACCGATCCTGATCCATCGATTGCAATTCTTCGAGCACCCATCGACGCAGCGCCCGGCAAATCATCCGTTCTGAGCATTCGCGAGAAAATGGCCGCCGCCGCAAAAGCATTGCGTGACAAGCCATGCCCGGCAGGCTTGTGCGACCATTGCTACCGTCATGCTTGCCGACTATTAAGTCTCGGGTGCTGCATTTGCACCGGACACATTGATCCCACTAACAAACAAAAATTTCTCCAATGAATACCGACACACTAATTCTATCAGGTGAGGGATACACCCTCACAATTTGCCAAGAAGCCGAAACCTCGAAACGTGATCTTCTGGTCGCATCCTCTAACGTCTGCAAGGTCACGAACAATGACGAGTCTGCCGACGCAGCGTATGTGATGCGCTCATTGGCACAGATGCGCATCATGGTCGATAAGGGCCGGAAAGACGTTAAGGAACCTGTGCTGCGCATCGGGAAGCTCATCGACGCCAGCGCCAAGACATTCCTACTCGAGATCGAGTCTGAGGAAGCACGCCTGCGCAAGCTCATCGGCGACCATGCAAGCGAGGTTGCACGCATCGCTGCCATAAAGGCCGAGGAAGAACGCAAGGCATTCGAGATCGCCCGTGCCGCCCGTGAGGCTGCTGCCGCCGCTCAGGACGCCGCTGAGGCATCAGGCAAGATCTCCGACGTAATCGCTGCCAAGCAGGCGGAACAAGCCCGGCAAGAGACGCTGGGCGCACGCATGGATGCATCCAGCGAGTTGGCCGCCACAAAGGTCGCCGACGGTGTGCGATTCGCATGGGATTTTGAAGTGACAGATATGAATCTGCTCGCTGCGATTAAGCCTGATTTCGTGGAAACGAAAGAACGTCGTACAGTTATTCTCGCATGGATCAAGGCGCTTGATGCGGGTGAGGTCGAAGACGTTGACCTGCACTGCATAGCCGCAGGCATTCGCGCATTCAAGAAGCCCGTCGTCTCGAGTCGCTAACAAAATTTTCCCACTGGGGGTGGAACGGCTGAGTGAGGCGCAATGTAGCTCCCCCTCTGCCCCCTTTGGGAATCCATCATCAAATCATATCATGAACGAAGAACCAGAAATCACCGTTGCCACTGACCAAGAACAAGAGATGGCAGAAACAGCCCGCGCAATCCTCGAGACATCTCGCCCAATCCTTTGCGGATCCGAGATTGAGATGCTCGAGAAAATCTCGTCGATGAGCGAACCCGGGTGGAACGACTTTACGCTGACTCTCGAGCAGGCCCGGTGGTTTGCATCGTTAGAAACTCAATTCGCATTCGAGATCGGACAATGGAGGAACGCACGATGACCATCACTACGACCACTTTGGTTTTTTCAACCACAATCTACGGCATCCCGAAGGCACAACCACGCGCTCGCGCATTTGCCTTCAAAGGCAAGGCGCGGATGTATGACCCCGGCACTGCCGAGGCATGGAAAGGCGACGTCGCCGCGCAGACAAAGGAGCTTCACGGGAAGAACCTGCAAGGGTGCATCAAAGTTGAGATGTGCTTCGGCATGGCCCGGCCAAAGAGTCACTACCGATCCAACGGAGTCGATCTCAAGCCGTCGGCACCCAAGATTTACTATGCGAAAAAGCCCGACGCAGACAATCTCGCAAAAGCCGTGCTCGATGCACTCACTGCGCTCAACGTGTGGGGCGACGACGATCAAGTTGTTGTGCTGCATGTCGTTAAGAAATGGGCCGATCAACGTGGGGGATGCCACCTAACAATCTACACCATCAACGAAAATGATTCCTGAAATTATCGGACGAGACCCAATTCTCACATACAAAATCACTCAGTTGCTCGGTGCTCGGGCAGAACGCGAGCGAATCCGCCGCAAGCGCATCGATGCGCTGAAGCACCCTATCAGAACGATCAGGAGGATTTTCAAGCGATGAACTTTTCATGCACGTTGTGTGGCAGCAGAGATTGGCCAACAGAAGACGACATGTGTCCTCTCTGCCGAGCACCGGACGAGGACGAGAAAGAACCACCCGACCCATACGATTCCGATAGATACGACGACACACAGAATCGACTGATCAATGGCATCCATCACGCCGCACGAAAGCACAGACACGACCTATGAAATTTGACCCAGACCAACTCTTTGCCATCGGCAAAGTAAACGAGGGACACTCGGTTTTTATAACAGGCCCGGCAGGCACCGGGAAATCCTCGGTGACTGTCGAGATCATCCGGCGACGTCTCAATTCCCGGGCGCTGAAAGTTTGTGCGACCACCGGAGTGGCAGCGCTCAACCTGCGCGATAAGCTGTCGTCGATGTTTGGCGAGGACATCAATACCTCCACCGTGTATCGATGGGCAGGCATCGGCATCGGACCCAAGGAAGGTCAGTCGTTCGACGACTATTTCCGCTTTATGAAATCGCAGGGACTGCACTGGCAGGCGACCATGGGACGCATCAAGGCGACTCAAATCCTGATCATTGACGAGGTGTCGATGCTGCCCGGGAAGATCTTGAACTTCGTTGACTTCGTGTGTCGGCAGGTTCGCGGCGATGATCGTCCCATGGGCGGCATCCAAGTGATTGCCGTCGGCGACTTCCTGCAATTGCCACCTGTTAGCAAGACCGGGTTGTATGACTGGGCATTCGCCTGCGATGCTTGGAAGAGCATTGACTTCCGGCATGTCACTCTCCGGCAGGTTCACCGTCAGGACGATCCAGATTTCATCTCGGTGCTAAACCAGTTCCGCGAAGGCACGGTGACGAAGGACGGTGCCGCAATCTTGAAGAAACGGGTGGCGATGTTCCCACCTGCCAATGTGCTCAGACTTTTCACCCACAACGTGCAGGTCGATAAATGGAACACGTATCAACTCGGCACGCTTGAGACGCCTGAGCATGTGCTCATGGCCGAAACCAGTGGCAACAAATACGATGTCGATTTCTTGAAGAAGAATTTGATCACGCCGGAGAGGCTAGTGCTGAAGGTGGCCGCCAGAGCCATGGTCACGGCGAACCTCAAGGATCCATCCGATCCAGATGGAATGCTGGCAGCCAATGGAGAGATTGGCACCGTAGAGGCAGTGCAGGACGACCGTGTGTCGTTGCGGTTAGATAATGGCAAGGTGATCGAGATCATGCACAACACATGGAAATTCGACCCGTCCCAGAAAGGCACCGCGGAATTTCGCCAATTCCCGCTGAGGCTGGCGTGGGCGGCGACGATCCACAAGTCGCAGGGACTGACGCTAGACTCGGCGCTCATCGACATTCGTGCCGCCCGGGAACCCGGTCAGGCATACGTCGCAGTGAGCCGGGTAAAGTCGTTGCAGGGTTTGCTTCTCAAGGACTGGTTTGCTGGGCTTTGGGTATCGCCACAAGCCAAGGAATTCCACCGGGCAATTGCTAGACAGTAAAGCGAATGACAGACCGGATCTTGCTGATGTGACGGTGCTTTCGGTAGCACCCGTCACCCTCGCGAGATCCGGCATCGTTCGTGTTGCCTTCGACGGTGGCGACCATGCCGTTCTTGTCCATGTCACTGACGGCAATGCCTACGTGTGAAAATGTAAAAATGACGATGTCCCCGCGCTTCACGGTGACCGGGCGACGTTTCAGTCTGGCCGAGTTGTCCACTGACAGGCACCATTTCTCAAGATCCCAAGCACCTGCTGTCCTTGGGCGATTGAATGTCCACTTGGTTTCAATCTCGTCCATTGCCTCCCGCACCACCCAGCAGATAAATGCCGCACACCACGGCCATGGCCCGACAGGCAACCATGTCGCGCGTTGGTAGTCGGCGATCTCATCGCCGCCATTGGTGGACGTCTCGCGCACGCCAATTTGCGTCTGGGCAATCTCGGCGATTTTGTTGGCGAGGATCATTTGAACTTACGCATGATGCTAATGACGTATGCCAAGCTGGCCAGCATACCGAGCACCAGAGAGATGATCCTCATGCTATACTCGACCTGCTCTTGATACGACGTCACGACAGCAACAAGCGGGGCCGCAGTTGCGCAAATGGCGTAAAGTGAATCTCTAAATGGCATGTCGTTGGTCATTGGTCGCGGGCCTTGATGAGTCCGATCCCGGCAGTGACCGCTGGGATGATGGACATGAGATCGATAGATCCGGTTGTCAGGAACTGGGTTGCAGCACCAATGAGTGCTCCGGTGACTGTTAATACTCCGAGGATTGTAGTCTTCATAGATTTGGGGTTAGGGGGTTTGTTCCAATTCAGGTTGCGCGATGGCTTCAGGGGGGAGGTCAATCCTAGCCTCAAGCCCGCCAAGCATCGCGATGAGCGCGGCAAACTCGGGGTAGTCGGCGAGGCGGGTGTTGGCGTGCAATGGCGTTGTTAGCGCGGAGTCCTCGAACGGGAGGAAATGCAAACCAACGTGCTCGCCGCTCGTGACTGGGAATCCATGGATCGCTAGATACGGTGCGATGCCACGCGAGATTTGCGCCTCGCGGACGGCGGCGGAGATTTGCGCGGAAACCTCGGGAGTGGTGATGTATCCGATCATGGTAGTGTTAGCCCGGTTAGTGATTCGTAAAGCGACTTCAGGTTGAGCGCGTAGCCCTCTGCTTGCACTTCGGTCAAACCAAGCCCAAACCCGTATCCTCCGCGCCGTTCGGTGTGCTGTCCTATTAATCCGTCGTTATTGTTGTTTCTAGCCAAGAAATACAGATTGCCAGTAGGGATTGTGGCAGTGTCTAAGGTGGTGTTTGCGGCCGTGCCAAATGTTGATCCAGACAAATTCTTAACAAACCTACTACTGGTCGTGATAGTCGATCCGATGGTAATTCCGCCGGGTGATGTAGCTAGACTGGTTAATGTCGTCAATGATGGCAATGCGTATTCAATGACATTGCCAATATTAGTTAGCAATGTGGCGCGATCTCCAATAGCGCCATTAACCCCTTCGACTCTTAGTGTCGCATTAGCTCTCAAAGGAGTAATAAACCAAATTGATCCGCTAGCGTTAGATCCACCAACTCCCCCAAGGCTTGCGCCGCTGTCGAAATATCCTGTCGTGCCGTTGCCTTGAACGTAGCCGGGAGCGACTGTCACCGTGCCAGCAAACGTGCCGCTATCCCGCGTAATCGCATCCACCGCATTCGCCGCTAGGTTGTTATAAATCGGCAGGAAGATCCGCTTGTGCAGCGAATAGCGGCCCGCGTCTTTTTCGGCTTTATAAAAGTCGGAAATGATTTTCTTGGGATTCGTCGCGTTTGGAAGCGCGGCCTCAATCGTCGTCGCACCAAGCGCTGCCTGCACCGTCGCGATGTATAGTTTCGCGTCGGGGTCTAGTGACCCGATAATGCTGCGGCCAAGCATGTTTCCAAGGACGTATTGCATGATTACCAGCGAAGCTGCATGTTTGAATTAGTGAAGATGCGGTTTGAGATCAGCGTCTGCGTGTGCTGCTCGTCGAGGCGCATCAGTTCGTCTTGAAGGATGAGATCGGCCTCTTGATCGGCGACCACCGCACGTTCTTGTTGTCCTTCCGCCCGCAGATAATCGGCATAGGTGCCGTGTGCGAGATACTCAAACCACTCGTCAGGGATGAGGAATGACTCCGAGGATCCGCTGCCATACAGCACATCGTGAGTCGCCTTGTAGGTCACCCATGCCTGCGACGGGTCGAGATTGCCGCAGACGATGGTGGCCCCCAGCCCATCGACCGTGAATTCGTAGTCCTGCACGCTGGCAGACAAATACGGCTGGTCTTTTTGGATCCGCAGGAACGTGTCTACGGTGCTTTTGCCGCTCTCAGCGTAGGGAATGTAATTGAGCGCGGGAAAGACAGTTCCTGTGCCTGCTCCTGACCCTGTGGCAACAAAATACGCACCGCTGGATTGCGATGCCATTGAAATCAATGAAATGGATCCCGGGGAGTTGGATATGGTATAAGTGCCAATTCCTCCGGTCCCAGTTAAAAATGCAGTAATCCTAACATCTCCAAAACTGTCAACGTCGGTGATAAAATCGCCAATCGAAATTGTTCCGCTATGCATCACAGCGACAGTCAGTGTGTTTCCGCTGATCGATCCATCAAAAACAGAGTTCCAAGGCAAACCGATATCCTCGTAATTTGTAGTCCCAGTGGCATTTATGTAATAAGCAGATCCAGCAACAATAGAAGATGCAGAAATCGAGTCTCCTGATCGTCTTCTCTCCTCACCGATTTTCAAAAACCGTGTCCAGTAATTGGTGGCACGATACGCCTTCTTTGCCCGGCGATTGATCAGTGCTCGGATTCTCGGCAGCTCGATGGTGGCAAACGCGACACCGCACAAGGCGCTGATCAGTTCCAGCAATTCGTCGTATGTGCGTGTCTTCATCGAATCAAATTTTGTTAACTGCTAGATCAGGCTCAAGGCGCTGGAAGTCTTTCATGAACTCCCTGTCGTCCCAGCACTCGCTACCGTATTTCTGAGCCATGAGCAAGTATTCCCGCTGCGGAATTTCAGCGAGTTTCCGCAGTGTGCTCTTGGCATTCACGTTCTGCCTGTCGCGCGCGGCGATCAGCGCCGCATCGTTCTCGCGTTTCTTTGCCATCTGCTCGACAAATGCTCGTCCACTGCACAGCTCGCGGATGAGTGCTGCGTTCATCGATGCTTCGGTTATTGCGTTCATGTGGGTAATAAAAAAGCCGGGGAGCGGGATTGCTCCTACTCCCCGGCAGTTGATTTTCCTTAAACCAAGTTGAACGGGTCAAGAATGGTCAGACCAAACACGATCTCCCCTGCAGTGATGTTGGCAACAGTTCCTGAGATGGTCGTGGTGATGGGCACATCAGCAGTGGTGTTGTTGATGTATTCCAACGTGGTGTCAAGCAGCGCACCGCTATTACGAGCGGTAGCAACAAGCGCGTCCAGATCTACTGTAGCGAGGAATCCATCAGTGTCTGCTGCGATTCCTGCGATCAAGGCGATATCTCCGGCACCTGCAATCGGGGTGATTACAGTTACCGACACGTTTGTGACGATACCTCCACGGGGGATCACTCCAATAGTCCTTGCACCAGTGCCGCCGGAAGCAAGTTCGGCAGCTTTGATGATGAAGGAATGGGTAAATCCGCGAGATTCATTATTAGCTAATTGGGGCATATAATTATTATATCTATTGTTATGATTTGTATCAACGATTAGGAAATGCCAGTGATCTTGCCGTGCGCACCCGGGTGCTTTACGCAGAGAGTTCCGGTCATGTCGACGAAACCACGAGGACCACCGCCTTGGTCTTCGAGACGCTTGGATCCCATTGGAATGAGCGTGTTGAAGGCGAGGTATTTCGGGTTGATGATGTAGCCAGTCCCGGCAAGCGTGCAAGCTGGGTTGGCGTTGACGATCTTCAGCATCCCGAAATCAGAATCGTAGATGCTGACCGAAAGCGTGATCGTCTTGCTGGTTGCGTCCTGCATGACTTGATACACGTTTTCGTTAGATGCTCCACCATCATTACGGGTGAAGTTGCTGATCGTCCGACGAAGGGCAGTGCCTGCAACAAGAGTCAATGCGTTCATCTCGCCGTTCTGCGCGAAGATCGACGCAAGGATCGCGTTGAGGTCGCTTTCAATCAAGGTGCTCGCTTTGATCGACGCCGCTGGTGTGCGGTATGCCGCAGGAATCGCGGTGGTGCCGTTGTTGATCCAAGCACCCAGTCCACGCATGGTGTAGGGAGTTCCAGCACCGTTCTCGACCGTGAAGTCTTGGGTGCCGGAGATCGTCGCCTCGACGTTGCGCTTAACTTGCTTGATCGCCTTGACCTCGGCCTGTGCGAAATCGGCAGGACCGACGCTCGACACAGCTTGCTGGAGGTTCGAGACGAGGTAGTCGTCGCGGAAGGTCTGCACGTAGTTGCCGAGGCGGCCACGGTTGCTGAATTGGTTTGTGAACGATGTCACGTCAGCACCTTCGGCAATGCCAGCGGTGGTCGGCGCGGCCAAGGCGTCGACGGTCCACTCGGTGAAGGTCGAGTTGGCCTTGCCCTTCGAGCACAGGCTGAGAAGCGGTGTTTGCTCAGGCGCGAGGATCGACAGCTCGGTGCTGAGGTCTTCGCGGTTGGAAACGGCGGATCCGGTGCCCGACTTAACGGCGGGTGCGGTTGGTTGGTAGGTATTGGAAATAGCCATAATGGTATTGAATAAAGATTAACTCAGACGTGCAATTCTAGCTGCAACCCAGTCGGATTCAGAATGAGATTTTTGGAACTTTTGTTCCAATTGATCAGCGGCTTTCTTTGCAGTTTTCGGGGTGCTCTTCGCTGCGCCAACACCAAACGGAGTCCCAGAAACTTTCGACCGGGATGGTTCCGCTGTTTTTGCGCGAGTTGCGACCTTCGATGATCTCTGCATTGATTTTGCTGCGTGTGCCAAGAGATACGCCAATTGCGGGGCGAGGTCAGGGACACGTAGTTTCACCTGTGCCACGAGCGGGTCTGCCATCATTGCGAGGAATTGCTTGACCAGAGGAGAATCCTCGTTGGCAAACTCAGGAATCTCCTGCGGGATCAGGTTGGTCAAATGTGCTTCGAGAGCGACACGTTGCTCGCGTTTAACGAGTTCGCCGTGCTGCGCTGGAATGAATTTCACCAGTGATTCGCGGGCATTCCTGTTGGCCTTCTTGATCTCACGTTTCGTGAATTCCCGGTCGCCAATGACAATGATGTCATCAAGACCGTAGTCCTCATGCTCGTCCAAGATGTGATCGGTGTCCTTGGCAACCTTCTCCATCTCCTTGACCTGCACCTGTAGGGCATCGACCGTATCAATATTTGAAAACGGGTTCTGCTCGGCAGGAATAGCTTCAACTTGTGGTTGGGCCTCCAACTGACTTTTCAATTGCTCCTCGAGGGCTTTTTTCTGAGCGGTTAGCTCACCGACTCGGTGCAGCAGACGACTCTTGCCCTTCTTAGCCAATTCTTGGATTTGCTCTGTCGTGAGATTGAGCAAGTCAATTTCTTCGCTTTCCTCTTCAGCCTCTTCTTCCTGCTCTTCTTCCTCTTCGGTTTCCGTTTCCGGTTCTTGATCGTCATCGATCAAGCCGTCTTCGTTCTCCTCGAGGTCTTCATCGCCGGAATCATCTTCTGATTCGGTATGCATACCAATTCGTTGAGCAACAAGTTCCTCAAACGACATGTTATCGATCACTGGTGTATCTGCCCCAGCGGTGGCGTCGGATTGCTTATTCATAAAATCACCATTTTCGCTAGGCGTTAGCGTGTCGCTTCTATCGCAGGATGAACGTGAGGTGTCAATAAATCCCCAAGCACACTGCGCATCACTCAGGAGTTGATGCCAGCATTTCAAGCATCTCCGACAGTGTGGAGATGCTGCCTGTGATCTTCATCACCTCATTCGAGTCCACTGCTTGGCGAAGGTCGGCAAAGAATCGTTCACGTTCGTCTCTAATAAATGAGACAATAACTTTGAATTCATCCCTGTCAGATAATGCTTCGACTGACTGAAGTAATGTCGGCTTTGGTATCTCGGTTATCATATATGTATCAGCAAATGTATTCCGTTGCTGCGATCACCATCACCACTGGGTAAGCAATTGCAAAGCAGACAAGTTTAAATTTCTCAATTGCATCCAATTTTATGTGTTTGCGATCAGAAAGTTCAGAAAGAAAGATGAAGGTTTTCATTTAAAGTAATTCTTTGCGGTGGTAATAGCTCTTTCGGAATTGCGAGCATTATTACTCTCAATGGAGTTATTCTGATTCAAATACTGAATTAAATCAACCAATTCTCTTTGTGTCTTAGTTTTCTTATCAGACACTTGCCCCATAGCCAATTTGTTTGCTTCTTGCGCTTTCTTAAGGTCAGCGGATGACTCTTGGGCGTATCTCAGCAATGCTCCGCCTGTTGACGTTGGATGTTCCAACGTTTGCAAAGCCGCAGTCAAATTGAAGTTTTTGCTATCCCCGGCACCCCCAAAGACTGAATACTTTTCCCCCTTTTCGAGTTTTTTCAAAGCGTCCAAATGCCTTTTCCTGTATTCGGGATCGGTAATTGCCCGACCTGCATCAATCGCCCACAACCCAGCTTGGATTGGTTCAAATTTCGATGCTAGCCCAGTCACTATTCTTCCTGCGTATGGGATGAGAGGTGCTCCCATTCTCATAGACGCTGCCATGCCGGGGCGTGATGCTGCGACATTAGCTGCGGCTCCGGTATTGGCAATCGCCCCGTCAATTGTCTCTAGAGTATCGATTGCCTTGTCAAAAACAGAAGTCTTCAAGACATTTGGGGTTGCCCCAATATCTGGCGTAACTCGGGCGTTGTTGTCTGGATTGAGGTTGTCCAGCTTGTTCCGTAGCCATGTGGTAAAATTCATTGTTGCATCCCTTGGGTTTGCATTCCTCCCATTTCAGCCGGGGCAGTGCCGATCTTGCCGATCTGCGCGTTCTGCATCTGCTGCATCTGGAATTGATATTGCTCGGCATATTTCTGAAGGCGCTGGCCGAATGCTTCGTCGGACGATGCACGCTGTGCGACGTCGGGCTGCTGCACATATGCTTGAAGCATCTGCATCGCGATCTGCGCACCATTCGGGCGGGCAGGCACTTCGATGCCAGCGTAGATCTTCGCGATGTCGTCGGTGACTTCCTTCATCACCTTCTGCTGTGCCTCCTCGGCAGGCTGGAGCACGTAGTCGGCAAACATTGGGTTGATTGCCTGCGCGGAGAATTCAAGGAGCTTGTCGGTGTCCAGACGACCATTGCGGTCGAATTGCAACAGACTCACCATGTTGCGCAGTTGTGTCTCTGCAACCTCAGGATCCGACGATTGGGTATCAAATGATACCACGATGGAGAAATTGTCGTCAGGCGATCCTTTCGACATGATCTGACCATTCGGGTTTCCGGTGACTTGGAAGAATACCTCGTCCGGTCCGACACGCTGATAGAGTTTGAATGCCATCGTCAGCACATCGCGCACATGGTCGAGAAATTTGTTGATGTAGAACTGCTGCTTGATGGTCGCCAATGGATTGTCGAGATCGAGACCAACGGCACGGTCGGCTTGAATCTTCATCGCCATCTCGATCTCCATCGATCCCTGATCCATTTGCGGCACCGGGCCAAATGCGATCTCACCGAGGCGACGGTATGGCACACGGCGACCCGGTCCCCAGTCGCTTGGTGGTCGCCCGGCTGGGTGCATGATCGGTGGCAGTGTCGCCAACGATGCCCGGTCGATGCGTGAGTCACGCTCGGTCTTGATTTGCATCTGCGGCCCACGCAGGATGTCAGCGAACGATAGCGTCTCATACATGCGCTTCTGGTCGTTCGCGAGACGGGTGACGACAAACGGGTAGTCGTCCATGCCATTGAGCAATTCATGCTTGGCATAGCCGTCTGTGTCTGGGTGGAAGACGGTGCAATAGATGCCCTCTGAGCCATCCTCTTCGTCGATCAAGCGTTGGTATGCATAGACGACCATGACAAGCTCCTGCTCGTCCACAATGGGCAGCAATGACGCACGCTTCATCTTCTCGCCGTCGTAATACATCGAGTCGTTGCCGCGCAGGTTCTGGATGGCATTCTCCACCCAGTCCTCGTCCCATCCCTCGTTGGTCACTTTTTTCTCAAGCTCTTGTGCGGTCAGGAAGCACCTCCAGAAAATCCATGGCGCACGCTGCGGGTCGGAAACGTAGGATGGGAAAATTACCTCGCCGTCGGGCGCACAGGCATATGCCACTGGGCAATCGACACTCTGCCTCGGTGCCGGGATCTGCGTCTCACCCTTGGTGCGTAGCTCCTTGACACACTTCTTGGCACGCTTGTTGGATAGCTTCGGGAATGCCTGTTGCAGCATGCTGATGACGATGTCGTCATTCGTCTCGTCGAGGATGATTTCGATTAATTCAGGTGCCTGCTCGGCAATCTCGTCGAGAGTCATCGGTTGCAGGTAGGTGCGAGACTCGCGCTTCCACCCGACGTAGGTGACCATCAACCCCTTCTCGAGCAGGTAGTTTGCACCCTGCTCCATCTGATTTTTGAAATCTGGGATGTAGGACGACTTCATCCATTTCAAAAACGACGAGACGACGCCTGCGCGTGCCATCGATGCCATCGATGTTGGGAATGCTTTGATGTGACTGCGTTGCAGTGCTTGGTCGAAAATGGAGACGTAGGTATTGATGCGCTCGCCGATCACGTTGACCTCTTGGTCTGACGCACCCTGCCATGGGAATGCCGTCGCACCGGACTTTCTCAAGTCTTCAGTCTTGCCATCCCAGATGTTCCTGCGGTCGTTGTAGCTGCGCAGGCAGGTGTCGAAATACGTGTCGAGATCGCCAAGCGTCGTATTGTATGCATTCGCGAGCGCGTTGATATCCGGCTCATCTGATGCGTAGATGAGTTCATCGTTGCCTTCCATCTTTTCCATTTCGCTCATTGCAATACCTTGTATTTGTTTTCGCCGATCTCAGGTGCCCTCACGACGGTGATGCGCCTATTGATCGAATTCTCCCTGCGTCGAGGGAGGAAGATTTCAATCAGCGTCCCGTCAAGCACTCCGTAGACAAATTTTTTGTTTCTGGCAAGCCGTATGACCCGCACATCGAAGCTCTCTGGTTCCGATTCGATAGATTGTTCAATAGCAGGTTCCTTATTAAGAATACTATTAATGATTTCTTCTGCTTTTTCTTTTCGCTTAGTAGCCACCTGTTCCATATGTTGTTACGTTAATCTCTGAACTGTCTACATGATCTATGCCAGCAATTGCGGCATAGCGCAAGACGTCAATAGGATCCTTCCATGCTTCTTTCAATCCGCCTTCGCCAGTGTATTCGCTCAATGCGTGAATGATGTTCTCGCACTCGTCGGAGATGTAGAAATGCGGACGGTTGATGCCGTCCATCGCCTTCGACGTATCCCACGACATTTTCGAGAGCAGTGCCTGCAAACCATCCTCAATCTCAAGGCCGGGTGCCGGGACAAATACCATGTCCTGCTCTGCTAGGTCTTCAATGATCGACGATGACCCGTCGGCCGCTTGGTATTTTGCAGCACCGAGTCTCGGGTCGATCAGACGCTCGAAGATCTCCTCTTCGCCTTCGAGATCTTTGATGATGTCGATATAGTCGCGAATGCCGAGTCCTTGTCCCTTGGCACCGTCGCCCGGCAGCCACTTGCCAGACTTCCATTCTGCCCAGTCACCGACATCGACGCCGGGATATTCACGGTAGACCCAGAAGGTTCCGCTGGCATCGACTGCAATCCAGCACATGAACCATGCCTTGGATCCGGCGGGGTCCAGTATCATGTATCGAGTCACGTTGTTGGTCGGGATCTTCTCCGGCGGCACCACGTTGACCTCCTTGTTGAATCTAGGGAATTTCGTCGCGTGAGACTTCACTGGCACACCGTAGGCGCGGATGAGGATCTCTTCCCTGCCGCGCCCCATCAGTGCCTCCCTGATGCGGGGATAGCCACCGAATGGATTGTCCTGCGAGTGGAAGTAGTGGATTGATGCGTTCCGCTTCTGACTGCGCTGGACGTATGGCACAAGCTCGCCGTTGAGCAGTTCTGCCTCACGGCTTTCAATCGTCTTGGCACCATCGAGGAATTCCTTGATCACCTCGGTGTAGCCGTCGATCGGCGTGAATGTGAGAAGCAGTTTTGCATCTCGCGTAGCAAGCCGGAAGCGCAGCGTGTTGATCAACTCCGGCCCAAGCAGATACTCGTCAAGCCACACACCGACGTTGTGCCATTTTGGATTCCGACTGCCAAGCTCGGCACCTTCAAGGATCGTCGGGTTGTTTTGATACTGGCTGTAGGTCTTGAAGATGATCTGCGACCCGTTGGGCAAGATCAACGACGAGTCTGTGAAGCCGTTCTTCTTCGTGTAGCTGATGTAGGTGCCACTGGTCGTTTGTTTCATCCGCATCTCAGCGGGCAACCAATCCCAGACTGCACTCTGCTGCTGCCGGATGGATACCTCGGCAGTCTGCGCGAAGCAGAATATCTCTGACCCGGGATTCTCGAGCGCCGCCCGCACAATCGTGAATGCACCCCACTGGGTTTTGCCTGATCGGTTTCCGCCGAGGGCAACAATCTCGGTGACCTCGGCCAGTTGCTCCTCGGCCTTGTCCCAGTGAGGCAATCGGAATCCAAACCGATACGGATCCCGCTCGGCATTCTCGATTGCCTCATGGTAGATCGCATGGATCTCGAGCAGAGTCTCCTCGTCGAGTTCAACGATCTCCTCGTCGGTCGGAGCTTCGAGGATCGGATGTTTGCGCCAGATCATGCAGTGATGATTTCAGCCTCGACGGCATCGTTGCGCAACTTGGCTGCGATGCGTGCCTTGGCATCTGAGATCACCTTGGCAGCGTCAGAGATGGACGCCCCCTTGCGGTGCTCAATGACCACCCCGGCCATGCCTGAGAGTTGTGCTGCCTTGTCAGTCATAATGCCAACCGTGAGCGCCAGTTTGTCTGGAGAGATGTTGACCAGTTGGTCAGGATTCTCAGCAAGTTGTTCGGCCTTGTCGAAGAGCAAGTCGGTGAACGTCTGGGCAGCGATGGCATACTTCTGCGAGAATTCCTTCCGCTTCGTTTCAAGCGTGTCGGCGTGCCGCCATGACAGTCCATTGATGGCACCGTAGCTCAGTCCTGTGCGTTTCGATATCTGCTTGTTGGACACTCCCTGCGCCTTCATCCACAGCGCAGTCGCAGCGGTGCGAGGCGCGCACACTTCGATGCATTTGTAGGTGATGCCCATTTCTTCGGATCGTTTACGGACTTCGTCAAACCACTCCGGTGGAGGATCGACGTCAGGTGGTTTCTCAAGTTTGCGTGGCATATTCAGTTTCCTCCGGTTGCTCTCATCAATGCCTCGTAGTTACCGTTCTGTGCTTCTTGAGCGGCAATCCGAATGTCTTCGGTAGCGTCTGGTGGGATAGCAATCATCATCCCGTCTGGAAGGTCGAGAAGTTCATACTTCATTATCTTGAAGCATTCTACTTCAAGTGCGTTATTTTTTGCGTCATCGATTGTTACTGCGTATTGCTTTTCCATATAATCCGGTTTGAGTTCAGTTCATATTCTGCAGCTTAATAATTTGCCGGGCAAGCGCATTTCTGTCTTTCTTCACCTCGGACTCTTTTGCCTTTAGTGATTTGATCAATGGCTTCTCTGACGCTGATGCAATCTGATTCGCCAGCTTTTCCAGATTTGCATCTCGAGTTTTTAACTTGTTTGAGATTTTTTTGATATCCTCTTTTCTGGCTTGCTCGGCTTTTCTTTTGGCGAGACGAAGATCACGTTTTTTTGCAAATTGATCAATCTGTGCCTGTGTTTTTTTAACCACCTTCAATGGGATCCCCGCAAACATCTTCATTGCTCCAAGCACGGTTTCCTCCGACCCAGTTTTGACGCTGGCTTTTTCGTGTTTGTTGCGATATTCTGGAATCAATTCTTCTGGCTTTAATGATGATTCTGCCAAAAAGTTGTCAGCGTTTTCAGGACCAAGCATCATCCAGTCGAATGCCTCATGCTCGACGAAATTTGGATCTGCTCTCAGCTTGTCTCTAACGTCGCGTTCAGATGCAGACATCGCAGATTCTTCGTTGGGATCCTTTCCAAAATACACAGCAAATATGTCTTTGTTTTTTGAAAGCTGAACCGCTGCGACAAGGTCCATATTTTCAGACCCTTGGAAGTCCTCAGTCTTTTTGAGCAAGTCTGAAGGATTGAATTTATCAAATACAATACCTAGCAACCCTTGGATTGCCGCGCCTCGGCTTTTGAATGTATCCCCAATATTGTCAGAAATTTTTAATGAAGCCGTCTTGTTGCTGATAGCATCGAATGCCGCCAGATGATCTGGATTCTCATCCAAGAAATCTCTGAGCGCCTTTTTAGCTTTGTCTACTGATGCTTGAGTTCCAGTTCCGTTTTGAAGGCTTGTTTGAGAAGATTTGATTTGGGTGATCTTCTTCGCTATTTGCTCATCGATCCCGGTCCAAGACAATGCGTCTCGGTCTTTTGTATGCTGCTTGATTAAATCATTGAATTTTTTTATTTCGGCTGCCGTGAGATCACCTTCTTTTATCTTCTTTTGCGCTTGGGTGATCTTTAAACTGTAGGTTGCCTTTTTTTGAGCAGTGATTGCTGCCTGCATCGCCACCGAAATGATGCGTTGCTCGTAATTGGATAGGTTCGCTTTCTCCCATGCTTCTCCAACTGTTCTAGCAATACGTTTATTTGATGAGTGGGCAACCTCTTCCATGAGGTGAATAAGCGCGTATTCAGCTTTATCGTCGAACCACCTATTTTTGGTTCTTGTGACGAATGCTGAGTTCATGTTTGCCCATACGGCTTTATACAGCTTCCCATCACTACCTCTAACGACCACTTGGTTTGACCGCAAGAATGGGTGCAACGCACCTCCCATGTCGCCACCAGTCGCTCTCATCTTGTCAGCCTCAAGGATAATGACGTTCTTCCCTTCGAGCGTTGCTCTCAGCCCTTTGAATTCAGGCTTGATCAAATACGCTGGGTCATAGTTGAAGTAAGTTCTGCCACCACCCGGGTGCTGCATGTAAACCTTTGCGGGTCGATCAAATGCAAATCCATCGACGTCAACAGCATCGTCAATCAAGGTATCATCGATATCTGGAAGCGGTTCGTCTCGAGACAATGGCTTTTTAAATTCGACATCAGGTGCTGCCGGATTGACTGGGGCCGAAAGCCGATTGATTGATTCAATGGCTTTTTGTTGGGCATCCATTGCTTCGCCGTAGGTGGCATACATCGGCACCTGATCGCGAATCGCATTGTAGCCTTCATCGCCGATCTCTGGAGCGCCTGACAATCCTTCTGGATCCTTGACCATCAGCACCACATCTGGCGTGCCTGCCAATTCATACGGCCAAGTCTTGGGGACGAATTCAGAATCAAATGCAATGCGAGCAACTGGGCGGAATCCAACCTTGGAATACAAGGTAGGAAGGAACCCGTTGATATCATATGCATCTAGCGTTCTTGCGTATTCCGCCGCTTCCTCAAGAATCGGCAAGATCTTCTCTTTGCTGGTTGGGTGCTTAAATACGCTGACGAGGTCGCCGTAGGAAGTCACCGCAACCCCAGTCAAGTTGTCTGGGGCAAGGAAGAGTTTGGTGTCTGGGGCATCGTAGAAGGAAGCGTCTTTGACTTCGACGGCTGAACCCATTGGGTGTTCGGATGCCGTTCTTGTAATTCCTTCAGCAAATTTTCGTCCAACATCAGACTCATCCCTGATGCTGCGTTGGTAAATGCGTCCTTTGCTGTTTTCTTTTGCTGGTCCATTGGTTTCCTGTTTGTTTTGCTTTTCTTTGCCTGCTTGGGCAACTTTATTTTTTGCGACAGGCTCAGGCATATACCTGATGTCACTCGACTTCTCGTTGAATCGCTGACTGAGCGGGATCACGTTGCCGGAAGAATCGCGGGTGATCGGGTCTGCGGATTTAATCACACCTTTCTCTTCTGCCGTATACGGGTCAAAGATTACCGCTCCATCTGGAGTCTTAAATGCAAATATTCCTTCAGATGACAGGCGATCTTCATTCTCTTGCCAGAATGATCGAACGGCTTCCCGGTCGTCCCACATCCCAGCACCATTGACAATATCATCTGGATTCATTGCCTCCCTTGCCCCTTCGATTGCTGGGCGATCATTAACTTCAGACCAATAAATCATGTCATCAGTCTTAGAAAGCCACTCTACTGCCCACTCAGGAACCGGAGGGATATCAGAAGAGCGCATCAGGTAGTTCTTGGATCCATACCCAATGTTCCTAGGTTGGCGTTCATCTGACCATTCAACAAACTGAATTACGTCCGTTCTCTTCTTGATGTCATTGCCGCCTTCCGCTTCTCGATGTGAAAGGTCGTGTCCGGTCGCGAATGCAATTTTGTCCACCATCCTCTGCTGCGCTTCGACATCGCCACTCTCCACTGCCTTCATGTAGTCAGCGTCTAGAGCCTCAGGCATCTGCCTTGCCTGAGAGGGCATCCTCACTTGGCTCACAGATTCGTAGCTCGGAGTATATCGCAGATCTTTCGGCTCACCGTCAGCGTCCATGATCGGCTCTCCCTCGGGAAGGTAGTTGATCTTCACCAGATTGTTTTGATACGGAAGCTGGGTAGACCCTACAAGCTGGGTCGCCTTGTTCATGCGGTCGAGTCGATACGACTTCACCACAGCATCCACTCGATCAGTTGCGACAAGCGGGTTGATATCCTTCTGCCCGGCCCCAACATTACCAAACACCGAGTTGATGAAACTCTTGTGCTGTTCCCACTGCCCACCATACTTGTCCTTGAAGTATGCGTCAGTTGGCTGGTTCTTGCCGTGTGAATCGATGACTGCATTCACATCGCGCAGAATCGTCTCCATGTTCCCGCCGTAGAGTGATCGCCCACGTTTGCTTGCCGACTTTTCTGATGCATTGGCAAACAGTTGGTTGGTGCTCATCACCCGAATCAGGATATTCCCATCCTTGGAGATCTCGACACCGTAGGGAACCACATCACGCAGTTGCGGCTTGATCTGGTCATACCTCCACTGACCCTTTCTGTTCTTCTTGAGGGCAGGTTGGTAGATTACAGAGAATCTGTGTCCTCTGGCCGCCGGGTCAGCGGTTGTATTCGATGTATCCCTCGCAGCAGCATTCAACAGTTTCAATTGTTTGATCTGCTTGCTATTGAATCGTCCTGACAAATTCAGCAACTCGATCTGTCTGTCGTTGAGATATTGACCGCTCCATGTGTTGTTGTCTGGGTTATACGAAAGCTCGCCTTCTGGGATCACCTCGCCTCGCGCTTGCCTTGCCTTCAAGTCATCGACCAGCAGCATCCCTGCCTGCGACCTCAACTCGTCGGTCTCTTTCTTGAGCGGGATGTATTCACCGCTTGCGTCGAGGTATGGATTCCCGTCCGCATCAGTCTCCCACAGCGAGCTGACCTCGCCAAGAATCGGATCATTCTTTCCGGTGACAGGAATCTCAATTCCATTCCGTGCCTTGCGCTTTGCTGCGTCAATCCCTCCCTTGCGACCGACAGACTCGTTGACCATCTTCTGGAACATCCGGCGGACCTCTGGGCTTTGATACAGCTTCCCAGACAGGAATCCATTGCCAGTGACCATCTTCCCCTTGTTGTCCATCACCCCGCCAATGCGGAAGTGCAGATCTCGCAGAATCGCAGACTTGTTGAGTATTGCATCACCCAATGCTCGCGCCTTGTCGTTGATGATCATGCGCCCGGCAATGCCCCCCAGCTTCCCGCTTTCGGCCATGCCAAGCATGTCATCGACGTTTACCTCGATGAAGTATTCCTCGGCGAGATATTTTTCGTCAGGAGTTTGGAATTCCCTCTCGCTCTTCGTCATTGGGTCACCGATAGCGTCACGCATTTTCACGGTGCGCTCATGCTGGCTACGCAGTCGATTCACATACTCGTTCTTGAATGCTTCATACTGCGGATCGTAAGAACCGTCGCGTCCTCGAAGCAATCCACCAGTCTGGAACCCATCGCCGACAAGCTGGGCTACAACCCCATCACCAATGCCATTGTTCAGCATGTGGTGCATGAATTCGTGAGTCAGCAGTGGCTTGAGTGGATTTGCCGCATTCGGGTTGACCATCACTGTCTTCGTGTTCCGGTCGTAAGCGCCAGCACCTTGGTCAACGAATTGAATCTTCGCGCCCGGGTTGCTGGCTGAGAACGTGCCGATCACACGCTTCATGTCGGATGGCATGCCGTTATACATCACACGCTGCGACGGGTCAGAAATGGATCGATAGAAATTCAAAGCATCACCATTTTGGAGAGTCTTGATCCTGTTCGCGCCGCCCATAGTGATGCCACCAAGCGCCGCTCCTGTCCCGCCGAAGAACAACGTCTCGACCGCCGCCTGCTTGAGGATATTCGGATTGAAATCACCACCTTCTGAGACCCACTCATACGCAAGGTCAACCGGGTATGATGCGACCAGCCCCTTCGCAACATTGCTGACGGCACCGGGAATTCTGCCGCCCATGGTCGCAGTGTCCATCAATCCTGACACTGCGCGATGCGCTGGGCCTTTGTTTGGCATCTCGTAGATACGCTTCCAGAAGCCAATTTGCCCTCTGGCCTTTGTCGCCTCCTTGCCCACCAAGCTGATATACTCGCCCGTGGCTTTTATGAATGGTGCCGTTGACCACGTTGCCCTGATCGCAGCAGGAATGAATGCCGCTGGGCCGAGACCGAGTGCCGCACCTGCGCCACCCAGTCCAGACAACGATGTGATCTTATTCATCGCGTTGTAGGCTTTGTCGGCACCAATCTTTGAGGCTAGGCTTGATAGTCCTTTGTCGATGCCAATCATCCCGCGCCCGGTAGCCTCAAGGGTCTTGCCAAGAGCTGTGATTGGCAGGTATGGAATTTGCCGGGCTTTCTGCGTGACCTGCAACACCTTGTCGGCGACGTTTGCACTCTGAGTCGCCTTGGCGAGATCGTCTGACACAGTTGCGATTTCATCGGTGAATCCACCCAATCTCGTCGCCGCTTCCTGCCCAGTTGTCCGAAATTGATTTGCGATCCGCAGTGCATTGTTCGCCCGGTCAACAAGCCCAGCCTGCGACAACCGTTGCGCCATGCTCTCAGCAAAGACTGCTTTCTTTTCCGCTGCCTGAGTCGCGACCTGCAACCCAGATGCTTGGCGTTGGAGCGCCGCAAGTTGCTTTGTCTTGTCGAGCACCTGTGCCGCCTTGAGATCGGCTTGAAGAAGGCTTCTTGAGATCGGCTTGAATGCTGCACCCAGCCCTTTCCCGGCGACACCGAATGCAACCTTGCCAGTCATCGCTGCTGGTCCGTATGGGCTAAACATTGCTGCGAATTGCCCGGCGGACTCACCTCGCCGCTCGATTTCCTTTGTCCTCTCCTCGCCAACCGTCTGGATATTTTGCTCTCTGGCTTCACCGACACCTAACTCAGCGCCGACCATCTCGCCCAATCCATCGATGACGTCTGCGGCCTTGGCGTTTTTGATTTCGTAGTCCAGCTTCTCAAATCTTTGATTGAGTGACGCGAGCGCTAAATCTTCTTCTGCCTCAGTGTCAGACAGTGCTTTGATCAAGCCTGATCCTACAATTTCGGATAGTCCCATTGGGAGCGCCGCACCAGCTTTTACGAACCCACCAATCGTTGATTGAAGTTGAAGGTCGAACGCAGCTTTATCCTTAGGGGTCATTGACGTTGTGTCATACCCAACGAGATCCATTAGGCCAGCGCCGCCTTTTTTCATCTCGTCCACAAAAGTTCCAAAAACTTGGCCCCATGACAGTTCTCGTCCTGATCCATCGAGGTCGAGTTCTTTTGCCTTTAGGTATAATGGCAGATTCTCCTCCTCGAGCAGGTCCGCAGGATTTGCCATCATGGCCTTTCCCGTGTCGTTCAAGGTGTAGTCGTCATTGAGCGCCCCGGCTTTCTTCAGAGCGATAGCCATCTGACCACTCTGAGTTGACCTGCCATCAGGTGTGGCATAGCCAATGTCAATCAGGTCTTCCGCCGAAGTGATCTTCGGGAACAGTTGGTTGTCATACAGCGGGCTTGCGTTCGCTGTGTATGTCGGAACCTGATAGTCTTCTGGAAGTTCCTGCAACTCCTCGGGGGTCATGGACTTAGTGACCATGCCGAGGGAGTGTGTCCCGAGTGCCTGTCTGAGCGCGGCTTTTTGATTTGGGGTCATTAACGAAGTCCGAATTCTTTGTTTAGATTTAAGAGGGATGCCTCAAGACTTCCGGCAGGAGCTTGCGGTTGCGCCTGTTGCGCTGGAACCCTTGAGGATGCCTTTTCCAATTTCTTGAAATACTCAACCTCATCGCGGAACACTGGCAGCGGGTCAGGGCTATTGAGAATCTCGTTAGCCTTTGTGGTCTGACGTTTTGCCCCGGGTGATGCTGGCATCGTCTCGAAGATGCTTTCGTCCGCACCCAGCTTCTTGCCTGCGAGAATTGCTGCGTTGGCGGCCTGCATCAACGACTTCTGAGCAGACTTCCAATCCTGACTCACGCTGAGATCGCTGACGGCTGCTTGAAGAGCTGATGTTTCACGCTCAGACATCGACGCTGCGGTTCCGCTCTGCTCTTTAATTTCGCGCATTGCCTGAACAAGGTTTTGTCCCTTGATGTTCTCAAACAATGCATAAACGCCACCTTCCGTTCGAGCGAGTTTGGCAAGTTCTTCTGCTGGCTTAGATTCTCCGAAGACTTTGTATCCTTCTGGGTGGTTGGCAAGACGTTGGATTACATCGTATCGTTCGAGAATCTTGTAGATACCTGCGCGATCTCTGACGCGAACCTTCGCCTTGTTGAGCGTTGCGATATTCCGCCTGTTGTATTCATCCTCAGACATAATCTGCGGACCCTTCGTTTCAGGTTGCATCAACAACTGCTGCTTCATCTCCTCGACCACATCCTGTGACGGTGCCGTATTGGGATCCTGATACGCTTGGGTGACTGCGGACTCATACAGTTTTGCCTTCCTTGGCGAAAGCTGGGTGAGTTTCGTGTATTCCTCGTTCGCTTGCGCATTTGCAGCGGCGACAGACTCTTGGGCCATGACTCCCTGCCTTGCACTTTCTTGAGGGGGTTGTGGTGGCGCAGTGCGTAATGCCATGGACGGCTCAGTGGCTGATGCATTTTGAGGGACATTCTGAGCCATTGCCCTTCCTTGTCCTTCATCGACAATTCGCCCAACCGTCGCACGCTGCTCTGGAGTTCCGACAGGTTCCACCATCGATGTTGGTGGCATGGTGTCGATCTCTGGAAGGACTCCATACCCACCGATCGCTTGTTCAATTGCATTGAGGTCAATGCCTTGATACTCTGGCTTCGCCAATGGTTTGCCTTGGCTATCTAGCAAGTTTCCACCTTCATCGATCAGATTCCCGCCTTTTGTCTTGGTGAATCTTGAGATGTTTCCTCCCTCGTCTTCCACAATCTGAACCAATGGGTTCCCCTTTGCATCCATCACTGGCTTGAATCCTTCCGCTGCTTTAGACACCAAAGATGCCAAGTCGTTACTGTATGCCTTGATGGTCGTGTCCATCTGAGGGGAACCACTAACGATTGCCTGCGTGATACCACCAGTGATCTGATTGACCCTGTCAGATGGGACTCCCAGTTCTTGCGCCTTGGCGATGTATTCCTGCAACTGCAAAAGATCTGCTCCCGCTTGCCCGGGGATTGGCATTTGAGATGGGAATGCCGGGTAATCCATCGCTTGCCCGGGTTGCGAAACGCCACCTTGCGGTTGCGGTCTACCAAATCCACCACCCAAGTAGTCTGGCATCTTGCCAAGCTGTGCTTCTTGGACTGCCACAGCTCTTGTGCTTGTGTTCTGCTTGAGCAGGTCTTGGATGCTTGCGCCGAGTTGCCCTCGAACATCGACGGGAGTGTTCTCGTCCTTGAGGTTTGTGATCAGGCTGTCGTAGTAAGGTGCTTGGACAGGATCCATGATCTTCGCCGCCTCAGCGATCTTGATCCCCATCGTCGCCATGTTCTTGCTTTCCTTCTGCTTCTTGAAGTAATCGGTGGCCTGCGAGATGCCCTGACCAATCGCCTGCATGGGCAAGCCAGATGCCTCCACCACACCAGAGTAATCTGGTTGCTGATATCCCGTGAATCCAATGTTCCCTGCTGTAAGTGCCATGAGTAAGTATTGTGTTAAATTAGACAATGGTAGCTTTAGGGATAGCCCCAAAAATGCTTGGCATTCCTTGGCGCAATCCCATGCCAGCGGACGTTCCCAATCCGCTCATCATGCCCCCAAATCCACCGCTTCCAAGGCCAAGCCCGGCAGACAGTCCTCCGGTGAATGGTGCGGCGGCGAGGCCAAGACCCGCTGTTGCAAGGCCCATCATTTGAGCGCGTCGTTGTTGGTCGGCTTGATATTGCGCCATTGCTTGTCGATCTAAGGCGCTTGCGCGTTGCCCGGCAAAGCCAAGTGGAGCATTGTAATCGAACTGACCGGATGATGCTGGTCCCATCGACATTGCTGTGGCGAGATTCTGTTGTCCTGCACCGTAGGAGAGTGGTGCGCTTGATAGCGCCTGCAAGCCGGGTTGGGTGTAAAATCCGCCTGCCATTTCGTAGCTTCTTGCGCCTGCTCGCGCCGCCTCTTCACGCTTGCTGCCAAGCACTCCCTCGCGCCCCATGATCTCTGCCGCGAGTCCCGCATTGCCACCGAGTCTGCCTGCCGCCTGAGCGCCTTCCCGGGCAGTCTGCTCATACATGCGCTGTTCTTGTGGCGTGACTCCCTGTGCCGACGCTCTGGCACGTTCAGCTTCCTGCGCTGATGCCCTGACCGCTGCGGCTTGCTCTGGTGAAATCGACTCCATCAGTCCCCGGGTGAGACCTGCCTGCCCGGTCATCTGCCCAAGCTCTCTAGCGCGAAGTTCAGCAATTGTCTGCCCTGCGACTTTGCCTGCGGATTTCTGGAGTTTGTTAAACCCGGGCTGTCCATCAGCACCCTTTAGAAATTGACTGCTTTGTCCAAGCATCTGTGCCATGAGGCCGGGACCAAGCTGAGACTGAAGCTCCATGAATTTAGGAACCTCGCTGCCATAGTAGCTGAGGAGTTGACTAGATTGGCCTCCAGCAAGTGCCAGTGGGTCTTGTGGTTTTGGAACTTTAGGTGCGCTTCCCATGGGAGTGTGTTATTTGAGTCTTGAGCAGAATGAGTCCATTGGATGGACCCTCACTTGAGGAGAACCTTTGAATTCTCGTCGAAATGCGATGTATTGAAAGTCATGGCGGAATTTTTCGAGAGCCTTTCGCATGTCACCAGAGTGCATGGTGACAAAAAGTGTGTCGGAGTGGTGAATCTCACACGCCGTTTCGACGTCTTCCGAGTTAGAGTAGAACCCCAAACAGAAACTGTCGATATCGGAAACGACCACACCAAAGCATAGATGCCAGTAAAGAAGCTTGTGAAAATCGATCTGATTGCGTTCATATATTTTAATTACTTCTCCTAAGTTTTTATTCATTAGGAGTAGTGGTTAACTCATCCAACAAGGATAACTCCAACAATTGCCTTATTCACCAGTTGTGAAATATTCTCTGGATTGTAGAACGCGATTCGGAAATTCGATGTCGATTGACTTATCACATAACCAACTGCAATTTCTGTCCCTGCGGTTTCGGTCGAACACGAAATAGAAATCGCGTAATCCCCAGTCAACATATTCTCGTCGATGGAAAACGTATAGTTCCCAACACTGTTCCTTGTAACTCCAGTAATGTTTCCACTATTGATTAGAGTGTTAGTCACGCCATTGTAAATCGCCCATGCCCTAACTCCGAAAACAGGAGCTAACCCGGTTTGCGCTCCACTTAACTTTCCACCAGTGACACTAGCATTGGCGATTTTGCCAGTGGTAACTCCAAGATCGGCAATCTTCCCGGTGGTGACTCCAAGATCGGCAATCTTCCCTGTGGTCACGTTCAAATCTGAGATCTTCGCAGTGACGACGCTATTGCCAGCCAACTCGTTGGATGTGATTCCGCCAGCTTTCACTAGCAGTTTATCGCTAGCCAAATCGAGCGTTCCATTGAAGATGGCATCTGACGTCATCTTGCTCTGGGCGATGATGTTATTCATCTTCGCGCTAGTGATTGTGTCAGTCGCTGTGAAACTGTATGTTGTAGCAATTGCGCCCATATTATCTTTGAGAAATGATTTGTCTATTAGTGACTGATCCAGAAACAGTAACAGAATTGATCTTTGGAGAACCAATGGTCCTAGTCAAGATCATCGTCCCGGTGGAACCGCGGATCCCTCCGAGTCTGCACCGGATGCTCGCAGTCTCTGCCTCGTTGGGAGTGCTCGGAGTTAGAATTTCTCCGAGGAATGTTGTTGTCGTGCCGATTGACTGGGCCGCATCTGGGTCTTCCGCTGCGAATGAGATGTCATACTCACCGCTCTGTCCAGCAATTGTCTGCATGTTCACCTGCGCGTCGGTGAACCTCTTGCGTTCTAGTGTCTCGAAATCGTATCCGCGCGTCGTTAACGATGCAATGACGCTCGGTGATACGACAGAATTGGAGTTGTCCACATTGAGCGTGTCGTTGGAGCTTTCAAATGCCTCAAGTTGGTGCAATCCGCCGTTGGACGTCACCGCATAGATGTTATTCCGCACCCCTGCGCTGCCAATCACGAAGTCCTCGATCAGAAAGCGAGAGTCGCCGAAGGTGTCGAGTGACTCCCAGCCCTTGTTCAAGAAATTGAAGACCAAGATCGCGTTGTTGCCATACGAATCGTTGGCTCCGGGGGAAGAATCCAACGGGACGGCAAGGTAATACCTGTTCTCATGCAGGACGGCGACCGACTTGTCGGCGAAATTCTTGTTCAGCCTGTCGATGTATGGCTGGATGTTCTTCGATAGTGGTTCATCGACCCCTCGCAGGTTGTAGTCGTTGAGGAATTCGACCCCATACACACCATCGTCGGACAGGAAGAGCATCACGTTGCCCTTCATCACCACTGACTTCCTCGCCAAGCACCCAACCTCGGATGTTAGCTCGGTCACCTTTGTGTCGGACAGACTCCCCAACGTGCCAGAAATTAAATGCAGACTGTTGCGGTTCAGAACCACTAACTGGTCCTCGTAGAACCCGTGCATGGCGACCACGTAGTCGGCAGTGCCACCGCTGACTCGGAATTGGTTGGCAATCCGGTCGAAGGTTGTCGTGTCGAGAATGTCAGAGACCGCGATCTCGTCAGTGATCTTTCGGGTAGTGTATGTTGGAAGACTAAATGTTCCGGCACCGTCATAGTAATACGGCACCCACAGACGACGTTGAAAATGAATTCCCCAAGGCGCACCCGGTTGGTGCATGAATCCGCCGCCGACGCTGAATCTGCCTCCGATTTCGATCTGCTGATTGGACGCACCTGTTGCAGTTGTGACATACGCATTCACCACCTCATACAATCCGGCTGCACCTGCGAGGTTGTAGAGCAGACGCTTATTGATGTCGTCCTTTGTCGCGAATGCGCTTGTTGTGGTATATGGCCCAACTCCGCCAGTCAGGGTGTAGGAAAACTGATTTGCGTCAATCCGAGTGATCGTGAACACTCCGTTGGGAGTCGTCCCACTAGTGAACACGATTCCATCAATCGTCACCAAATCGCTTGTCGCGAATCCATGCCCAGCAGATGTGATAGTCACTGTGCTCCCTGCGATTACTGCCGAGGTGATATTCGCTGCCTGACGAATCGTTTGGAACAACCCGTTTGGATTAGTCCCAGTCGTGTATGTCA